GCAGGAAACCCAGATAACTAACGATCATGCGCATCACTTGGCTGAGCTGGCCGCGGCTACTCGCTGGAAAAGCTTTAAATCTGTTCAATCTGGTCACGTTATACCGGTGGGAACTTATTGGACGGATGAAACTATCCGGAGCTTATTATCTCGCAAAAGATACCAAGATAATCCGATTGATAGAATTTTAAATACTAAGCACTCTCTCTGGGATGTATTTAATAGGATCCAAGAGGGTGTAATGAGATCAGGCGCATCAGTTGCAAGTATTACTGAAAAGAGCCCAATGGGTTCCGAGCGTCGAGCTAGATCAATTGCGTCAGTATCTCAGGCTATAAAGATTAATCGTAATCTCTGGGATATATGTGAGGCGGCATGATCCTAAAAATAATTAAATCTCAATCCCTCGGCTCTTGGCTGGGGGATATTATCGGAGCTCTATGCGTGTTTGCATTGTATCCGGTAAGCTTAATTTTACTATCAATACTATTTACCTAACGGAGGCCAGACCATGAAAACAGAAAACCAAGTAACCAAATTATTAGATGATGCTAATGCTATTGCGGATATGATAGCTGATGAAAGAGCACCAGAGCCGGATCCAGATATGGATCAGTTTATGGAAACTATGGAGGAAACCAGCGAAAAATTAGTAAAACATCTACAGCCTATGATTGATAAATACCTACAGGAGCTGAAAGATCCTAATATGGCTGGAGTTATTGACGCGCTGGCAATGATCACTTGTATAGTTGCGAGAGGTGCGGCGGATGATACCAAGGGATATTTCACCGGCACTAAACATCTATTCGATATAAATTTAGATCATGTTGATGATATGTGGCGGGAACATAAGAAAAGACATTAGATCCAGATCCTATAATTATTAGAGAGGGCGCTTTATGCGCTCTTTTTTTTATTTGTTGAACAAATGTAATATTTAGGGTATTTCTTGGGGTAGGGGTTATTCCCTATTTTAAACCTAAAGGAGACTAGACCAATGACTTACTATTATATCAACTTTACTCAAGCTGGCGAAAAGGTTCGCACTTGGGGACAATACCTAACTTATTCTGAAGCCCAGCGGGCAATTATGGAGGCTGATCATATCATCCCTTTAAGCTGGTCATATACAATCGACGCGGAGGCAGAATAATGACAAATCAGGAAATAATTAAAAACTTAGCTAAAATTTACCTTGCAGTTGATAAGGCCAGATCTGATCTGGAGGATCTAAGTAGCGATTGCCATATGGTAAAACTTAAAGAAGGGGAGGAGGATCTATACGATTTAATATCAGATCTAGCCTCTGGAGCTGAAAACCTAGCTGATGAAATCTCTGCAATAAATGAGGATGCAATATTATGAGCACTAATTATATTATCTATTCCCGCTCTTTATCTAAAACTCAATGTGATGATGTTAACTCAGGCAGAGGATCCCTTATTTGGTATAATGCTTATCTGGATCTAGGTTTCCTAGATAGGAATAAGATCAAATCCTTAGAGGCAAACTTATTAACTCTGCATATATTCGGTATTTATAAGCGCGGTTATAATATCCAGCTGAAGGGAGAATATAATCTCGGGGTTGATAGTATCGACAACCAAGCTCTAGAAATCATGTTCCGGACTTGTAACATCGAGGCGGATCATCCCGAGGTTGAGAGCTTTTATCAATATGACCGGACACCCGCGCTATCAGTTGGGGATCTAGCTTTTTTAGATGATTATTCCCAAGGCTGGATATGCTGTAATATTGGCTGGGCAAAACTTCCTAGAACTATTTGTGAGCATTGGAGGACTAACTATTTCACTGATGATATGAAAAGCTGGTTAGCTGATGTTGATCAGGCGGAGGTGTTAGCATGATTACGGCCACTGATGATTTATGTAATACGTTATTTTTTCATGAGGATAAGTATCCGGAACTGTGTGACTATGTTTGGGATAAGTTTAATGGAAGGACAGCCAGCATTGAGCTGGTAGGTTTTGAGATAGATTGTGATCTATTAGATGAAAGTATCTTTATGGATGGAGAGGTATCAGGAGCTATTGCACAGCACCGGCTAGATCGGATGCATAAGATTGCCAAGCAATATCTAAAAACTTTCCCGAAAGCTAAGCTGGAGGAGTATTATCCTAATGATAGGATCATCTACACTGGGGAGGCAGGAGCATGAAATTAGCTATTTGTTTTGATGAGTGTGGATTAGAAACTACTGTTGAGTGTCCCTCTAATGAGACGAAAGAAACCTTATTAGAAACTTTTCCAGAATATACCTTCCGTTACTGGGAGGATCTGGATCGGCATTATGAGGATCAGGGAGATTATTATAATCCGGAGAGTGATTGTTATGAGTGATACTAAATCTGATGCATTTATTAGGATCTCTGGATCGAGGTTACCTAGAGCAATCAAATCAATTGAGTTGCTGGGCAATTTATCTAACCGAGGTAACTATCATTTTACTGATGATCAGGCTCTGGATCTAATCCGACAGATTGATGAGGCTAGGGATTGCCTAGCTAAATCATTTAAGATCGATCAGAGAGCCGGCAATAATCCGAAACCGGTTAAGATCGAGCCGGTAACGAAACCTAAGCAGGAGCTGGAGGATCCCGATATCTTAAAGCCTCTAGCTAAAAGCTGGGTAGCGTGGTCTCTGGGAGAACTGATCAGGGGCAATAGATCGGAGGCTATCGAGATGTTAAAGATAGGATTAAAGCATCAGAGAGCCGGCTAATAGATCTGGAATATTGTTTAAGAGCCCGCTTTCGAGCGGGTTTTTTAATGCCTAGTCGATCGATATCAGAGCATCTAACGCGCTCTCTGGTCGAGCTGATGGATCTTTATCAGGCTATCTAGCACCGGATCGATCACAATGCAGGAGGATCTAAGGGATTAATAATTCCCTGGTCTAACACCGGATAAGTATCAGAACTAAGGAGTGCTAATAGTTACCGGCAATGTTGAGATAGGTCTATTATGTGCACAGCTGGGGATCCCTCTCTTGTGTGAAAAATCCGTCACTCTTTTAGAATTCCTAGTGATTTCTCCAATATTCAGGCCTAGATCCTAGAACTAATACTATGATGGTAGTAGGTTTTTAAATCGGCTGCATATTAATAAGGGATCTACAGCTGCTATTCCTTAATCTATTCAATTTAACCTTATTTATATAGAGTTATTACTAGGGATCGATGACATAGAGGAGAATTTTTGAGCCGGCGAGTGCCACCCCACCCCCTACCCGTACCGTATACAACTCTAACCCGAGATGGGATTTTTGCAGCTGTAAACTAGACCCCTCTTTTTAGCGGTGTCACCAATCAATGATTTGTATATAACCTTTTATCAGGGATTGGTAGGATTTATTTGTAAACTACACTTGACCTAGGTGAATAATTAATGTATTTGTTAAGGTAACTTCCATTAGAGAAGGCCTATTGAGTAGTGATTAACATCCATAATAAACTAAACTTAGATGTTGAGGTCGATCATGCACTGTCTTTGGAGTTTGATGACTCTGAAGGTGTGGTGATATCAACATATATATCTATCCCCGGTGATGATGAGCCCAATGAAGTAGATACTCCTTTCGAGAGATTGATCGAGGAGTGCTTAGAATTATACAAGTTCGATTCAGATTATCAGAAGCTGTACTGTGTAGCCCATGAGCTTGCACGGTTCTCTTCTAAGCTGAGAGAGATAGCACGATCTATTGAAGATAGTACTCTCGTAGAGGACATGTTTAAAGTTGATATGAATGATTTACCGGAGGTGGAAGTATGAACATACCTCTGATTGTACCTAGATCGAAATTAGATGCTTCTATAGTTGGTAGGGTAGGTGAGAACCTAGCTGCCTATTATTTAGAGTTTAATAACTTCGAGTGCTCGATAGTAGACCGTAGAGGAGCTGATATATGGTGCAGGGCTCCTAATGGGACTTTATTCGGATTAGAGGTTAAGGCCTCTGCTTCTAAGACTACAGGGGATAGATACCATAGTTTTCGTATAAGCAAAAAAGAAGCAGACCAGTTTATGCTGACCTGCTTGGATACGAATTTATTTAGAGTGTTTAGTAGAGAGAAGCTTCTAGACCGTATGGGTAAGAATACCAGTGATATGCTACATATGAAGCCCGAGGAGTTCTCTGAGGAGCTGATGTTAGAAGATATTGATAGGTTAACTAAGTACTATTCTTAGCGCTGCTTTAGAGTACTTCTATCTATATATACCCTCGAGACCACAACTCGATTATATCACATAAAGCGCACTTTGTAAATCCTCTTTCTTGACTTTGTTCATGTAACATGAGATAATATATAAATCCAGAATGATAAACTTAATTTACATTAGAGCCGCTATTGAGGCTAATACTGGCATTCATCTAACTTTAGAGAAAACACGGCAGTATTTGCTTGAAGAGGGTTTGATCACCCAAAAGCAAGCTGATGAAGATGCAGTTATTTTTACTGGGTATGGTGATCTGTTCTTTGGAGATGTTCCTACAGCGGAAGTTGAGAAGCAGCTCGATGACAAAGAGGGATTACCAGATCGTATTATTGCAGGATCCTAGGAGAATACTATGAAGAATAAGAAAGCAAACTGTGGCGCATCCCGTCCAGCAACGCAAAAAGGCACACCTAAGATGATGGGTGGTGGCTATGCAATGAAGAAGCCTAAGATGGGTTATGGCGGTATGGCCAAGAAGAAGAAATGAATTTCCTAGCGGTGATATTGCTATGCCAGACTGTTGATGTCTCTAGTTGTATATTAATAAATCACAAAAATCTGCTTCCTAATTTAGAGGAATGCCAGCTGTATGTTAATAACAAGGTTGGTACGGTCACCGCTAGAGGATTACTTGGTATAGGATATTGCGCTCCTGTTGATACGGGTATGTCGATATAGCAATCCTAATACCTTAATAATTCTGATATAATTACCTCAGTAGTTGTTAAAGAGAGGTAATTATGCTACAATATCTAAATAAAGTATTTAAAAAAGTTCAACTCACACAAGAACGCAGAGCAGCTCACTTCATGTTGCAGAACTTAAGCGACCGACAGCTCAAAGATATGGGCATCACTCGCGGTGAAATATATCACAAACTCTACGATCGGTAATTGATGTCTAAGATAGACAAATCAAGGATGGCTTGTAATAAACCTCGCCGCACCAGCGGCGGGGCTAAAAAGTTTGTAGTTAAGGCATGTAAGGATGGCAAAGAGAAGATAGTTCGATTTGGGGATCCTAATATGACCATTAAAAAGAGCAATCCTAAACGCCGTAAATCATTCCGTGCTCGCCATAAGTGCGACACAGCCAAGGATAAATTCAGTGCAAGATATTGGTCTTGCAAGAAGTGGTGACCTAATGGCCGCTAAGAAGAAAAAAGCTGATGATGCTTGCGTTAGAAAAGTAAAGTCTCGTTATAAGGTTTGGCCTAGCGCCTATGCCTCTGGTGCAGTTGCAAAATGCCGAAAGGTTGGAGCTAAGAACTGGGGCAATAAAAGTAAGAAGAAGAAATAATGGCAGTTCGTAAATCAAAAAAAGGAGCTGCACTTAAGAAGTGGTTTAAAGAAGATTGGCGCGATGTAAAGACAGGTAAACCCTGCGGTCGCTCTGGTAAAAATGATAAGCGTAAAAGCTATCCCGCTTGTCGCCCCGCATCACAATCAAAGAGTAAGTCTGCAAAGAACGCAGCGAGCAAAAAAACCAGCTCTAAGCGTATTAGCTGGGGCAAAGCAAAATACAAAAAAGGGTAGGATTACGATGGATGAACGTCTTAGGCGTATGGAGGACAAATTGGATAGATTGTCCGAAGCAGTTGTTGCAATGGCACGGATGGAAGAACGTATTCTTACCGTATTCAAACGTCTTGAGCACATAGATGGTGCATTTAAGAAGTTTGATGATCGAATGGATGATATTGAAAAGCAAGCAATAGCAAGGGGTCAGAAGATAGCCTTTGCTGAGAGGTTTTTCTGGATGATTTGTACGGGAGCCGTAGGCCTAGCCTTCGTGTATATGAGATAATGGAAAAAAAGAAATTAACAGAACGCCAACAAGCATTTGTTGATGCATTGATGGGTGAAGCAGCTGGGGATCCTCGGACTGCAATGGATATCGCAGGATATTCAAAGAATACAACGATAAAAGAGGCTGTAGAGCCCGTTAAAGAAGACATTATTGCCGCTGCAGATCTAATGATCGCTATGAATGCTCCTAGAGCAGCAGTTGGGCTAACTAATGTTATGCTAGATCCTAGTGCGTTAGGTGCAAAGAACGTAATATCGGCAGCTAAAGAAGTTTTAGACCGAGCTGGGGTTGTTAAAAGGGAAACAGTTGAAGTCAAAGGCCCAGAAGGCGGTATTTTTATACTCCCCCCAAAACAAGCTAGTGAATGACAAAAAATACAGATTTTCCCGACAAGCGTAGGGCTAATAGAACCGCTAGAGTAGCTTACGGCTACCGACCATCCGAAGACGATCCGTGTATCCTAATACCGGACGAGGATATGATGGATTTTATAGTCGAGGCGCTTGATCACATCGATAAAGGTGGATCTCTCAGAGAAACTGCTGCGTGGCTTACTCAAAAGACGGGTAAGTCTATTTCGCATCAGGGTATCAATAAGATCTGGAAGGAGCGCAGAGGTGCTCTAGATGGAAATAAGAGAGAAAAGCAACAGAAGAAGGCTCGCAAGGCAAGGGCTCCTAAAACTGGCCCAGAAAAAGCTAAAGCTAAGATTAAAAGAAAAGCTGCGGATGCTAAGCGTGTACTGACACTACAGAAAAAAAAACTAGAGCAATGGGAAGACAAACCCGCCAAAGAAGTTACTCTAACACCTCGTAAGACGATAAGCGAAACTTTAGATTTTGACGCTGCCCCAGAAGAGAAGGAGATTGTATTTGCTCCTAATCCGGGGCCTCAAACAGAGTTCTTATCTGCTATAGAACGTGAGGTACTATATGGAGGAGCAGCCGGAGGTGGAAAAACTTATAGTCTGATTGCTGACCCCATGAGATACTTCTCACACCCAGAATTTAATGGGTTAATTTTGCGTAAGACTACAGATGAGCTGCGTGAAATTATATGGAAAACACAAGAGTTATACCCAAAGGCTTTTAAAGGAGCCAAATGGCAAGAAAAGAAAAGCCAATGGGTATTCCCAAGCGGAGCACGACTGTGGCTCACTTACTTGGAGCGTGACGAAGATGTGTTGAGATACCAAGGGCAAGCTTTTAGTTATATTGCCTTTGATGAGCTCACTCAACATCCAACGCCCTTCGCTTGGAACTATATGCGCTCCCGGTTAAGGACAACCGCACCAGACCTTCCGATCTTTCTACGGGCTACAAGCAATCCGGGTGGGCCGGGACATGGGTGGGTTCGTAAGATGTTTGTGGATCCGGCTCCAGCCAATGTTCCATTTACCGCAACAGATATAGATACAGGTGAAGATCTTAAATACCCAGACACGCATCCATCTAAAGCGGGTCAGCCATTATTCCAACGTAGGTTTATACCAGCTTCATTATACGACAATCCTTACCTAGCTAATGATGGTGCATACGAAGCCAACCTTCTTTCTCTACCTGAGATGCAACGCCGACAATTACTAGAGGGTGATTGGGCAGTAGCCAGTGGAGCAGCCTTTACAGAATTTAGGAGTAACGTACATGTTGTTGATCCCTTCGAAATCCCAGATACTTGGCGTAAATTTAGATCTGCAGATTATGGGTATAGTACATACAGCGCTGTGCATTGGTATGCTATCGATCCTTCTTTCAATACATTAATTGTTTATCGAGAATTATACCTTAGCAAACATACCGGCAGAGACCTAGCTAAGGCAGTACTAGAAGCTGAGAATGGTGAGAAGTTAAGCTACGGAATATTAGATAGCTCATGTTGGCATCAACGAGGACAATTAGGCCCATCCATAGCGGAAGAAATGATCTCCCAAGGATGTAGATGGCGACCTTCAGATAGATCTAAAGGATCTCGGGTTGCTGGCAAAAACAGATTACATGAACTTCTTAAAGTAGATGAAGACACACAAATGCCGGGAATAGTGTTCTTTAATACTTGTAGACAAATTATTGCGGATCTACCCACGATACCAAGCGACCCAAAAGGATCAGATGATATTGATCCTAGGTACGCCTCAGATCACGCATACGACTCGATACGTTATGGTATTCAATCCCGCCCTAGAGCCTTTAGTGCTTTTGACGATGGGCAGGGAATTCCACAACAGAAATGGCAACCTTCAGATAACATGTTTGGATACTGATAATGGCATTAATGAAGCCCCCTACCGACCCTATTAACCAAGAAGATATGACCGATGAAGCAAACGTCATAGCCCTTGAAGAAGATGGGGATGTAGAACAAGAAAATAGCGAATACTCTGGTGTTGTCGGATTTATTAATTCCGCCTTCCAGCGATCAAAAGATGCACGGCTAACGGACGAAACACGTTGGCTAGATGGGTACAGAAACTACCGTGGTATATACGGCCCCGAAGTTCAATTTACGGACACGGAAAAATCTAAAGCCTTTGTTAAAATTACTAAGACTAAAGTACTTGCTGCATACAGTCAGATTATTGATGTTCTGTTTGCTGGTAGTAAATTTCCAATTGGTATTGAATCTCGTAAATTCCCTAACAATGTTGCGGGTGAGGTAAGCTATGATCCTAACTCACTAACTACGGAAAAGGTCAAAGAGAAGACGGGTGTGGATTACGATGTTCCTAGGAATATTACTCGCCCAGAGATAGCTAAAGATCTAGGTTTATATTCTAATAAACTTAAACCTATTGAGAGTGAATTAGAATTAGGAGCTGGATCTAATCCGGGGTCTGTTACATTCGAACCGGCTAAGAAAGCTGCACAGAATCTTGAGAAGAAGATCCATGATCAGCTCGAAGAAACAGCTGCTTCTAAGCATCTACGATCCATGTCTTTTGAGATGTCTTTGTTCGGCACAGGTGTCCTAAAAGGGCCGTTTGCATTCGATAAAGAGTACGCAAAATGGAACGCTGAAGGTGAATACGAACCTATCTTCGAAACTATTCCTAAAGTTGAGTATGTTTCATGTTGGGATTTCTACCCTGACCCAGATGCGCGTAATATGGATGAGGCTGAGTTTACTGTACAGCGTCACAGATTAAACCGCACTCAGATGCGCCAACTAAAGAACCGGCCACATTTCCGTGATGAAAGTATTGAGCTGGCAATAGATATGGGCTCTTCTTATATCCGCGAATATTGGGAAGATACCTTAGAAGACTCTCAGAATAAGTCTGATGTAGATCGTTATGAGATCCTAGAATACTGGGGTGTGATGGATAGTGAGTTGGCTCTTGAGGCCGATATGGAGATACCTACAGAACTAGAAGATAGAGACCAGATCCAAATCAATGCTTGGGTATGTAATGGTCAAATATTACGCCTAGTACTAAACCCATTTACACCAGTACGCATTCCATACTCTGCAGTTCCTTACGAAGCTAACCCTTATTCATTCTTTGGTATTGGTGTTGCTGAAAATATGGCAGACACACAATTGCTAATGAATGGCTTCTATCGTTTAGCGATAGACAATGGAGCTCTCTCAGGAAACCTACTAATTGAAATTGATGAAACTAACTTAGTTCCGGGTCAAGATATGTCAGTATATCCGGGCAAGGTGTTCCGTAGGCAAAGTGGTGCTCCGGGCCAAGCTATCTACGGCACTAAGTTTCCAAACGTATCTCAAGAGCTTATGATGATGTTTGATAAGTCTCGACAGCTTGCGGATGAAGCAACAGGTATTCCATCTTACTCTCATGGCAGCACCGGAATTATGGGTGTAGGCCGAACCGCTTCTGGTATGAGTATGCTTATGGGTGCTGCACAACAGGCAATCAAAACAGTTGTACGCAACATTGATGATTACATGCTTAGCCCATTAGGAAAAGCCCTGTTTAGCTTTAATATGCAGTTTAACTTTGATCCTCAGTTTATCGGTGATCTAGAGGTTATCCCGCGTGGTACAGAAAGCTTGATGCGTAACGAAGTTCGTAGCCAGCGCTTATTACAATTCATGCAAATGACACAGAACCAACAGATGGCTCCGTTTGTAAAATATGACTACATTCTTAGAGAGCTGGCGGCATCTATGGATCTTGATGAGGATGGTATCCTTAACGATCCTAGAGAAGCAATGATCCAAGCTAAGATGATGGCTGAGATCCAGAGAATGATGCCTCAACCTGATCCGGCTGCACAGGCTCCAGAAGGTGGTGCACCAAACCCAGATGATCCTACGGGAACTGGTGGAGGTAACATAGCTCCGGGGTCTGCTCCTGAGCCAGATGCTGCAGGGTTCACAGGATCCGGTGGCGGAGATAATGGTGGGCAACCCCCTCAAGAAGCACAGCCTCCGGTACAATAAGTGATAGGATCAATAACTAATCTTTTCCCTCTCTCTATCTATCAGGCGCAGGGAGGGCTCACTAACAAAGTAAGGAATAAATTAGTCAGTGATATAGATGCCTCAATCGAAGCTTCTAAATCTGTAGACTCCAAAGGTGCATGGACAGGTGATGTAAATGGATATCACAACATACACAACTTAGAAGAGTACGCACCAGTATTTAATGTCTTTAGTAAGGCTATCCAAGAATACATAAAGGCTACGGGAATTAACCCTAATATGTATGATTACTACTACACTCGATCATGGGGTGTGCGCCAGAAAAGCGATAAGATAATCGAGCCACATGTACACGCAGTATCCCATTTAACAGGAGTATATTATCCTAGGGTTCCTGTGGGTTCGGGCTCTCTAGTATTAGGTCAGTATAGTGCTGCTAATGAGCTTTTCGAAAGTATGTATGATGAGTCTTATTACTTAGATGGTACGTTAGATCCTACTAATCCTCTATGCGCTAAGTTTCACACCTTTGATGTGAAGGAAGATCTACTCGTACTTTTCCCTAGTAAGACACCACATAAGACAACTCCTAATCAGTCAGAGCAAAACAGATACAGCATCAGTACGGATATATTGTTTGTGTTGAAAGATGCGAATGGCAGAGAAAATGGAATTCCTCCCATACAAGAATGGAAGATAGCAGCCTAAATGGATAAACAATTTTACCGAAGCATTCTCTTAATGGTGAACCAGAAGGACACTTTTGAAATGCTGCAATCATACGCAGACGCTCGAATAGCAATTCTACGAGAGCAGTTAGAAATAACCAAAGATATAGGTGCTGTTAGAGAGATCCAAGGAATGATTGGTGAACTTAAGCGCTTTAAAACTTTACGAGATCAAGTGGTTAAAGGGGCTGAATAGTGGGCGTATTAGACTTTATATTTGGTAACAAAGAAGATGATCTAGAATCCACATCAACTGCTACGGATCCTAATGCTCCATTAACACTAAAGAATGTACCTTTCTTCCAGAGGCCTATGGGATCCAGTGAAGATGATATGTTGGTAGGGTTTGATGAAGCAGGTAACCAGCGATTTAGGACTTCATTTGGTACAGAATATACAGTTTCCTATAACCCTGATCAGCGTACTACTAGAGAGAAGATAGTAGATACGGTTCCGGTAGTGGCTGAAGCAGTTAAAGATTATGCTATGGATCCATATCTACCTAGCAAGGAAGCGGTAAAAGATTTTGCATATGATGCTACGGTAGGCACTGTTAACGAACTTGATCGTATAATGAACTCCGGCACAGCCACTTATGGAGATATCTTGGGACTTACCCTAGGTATGGGAGCTGCCCCAAGAGTAATCAATAAGTTTGTTGATATAGCTCCAGATGGAAATCCCGAAGATATAGCAGGGATGTTCTTACCCGCTGCTAAACTTAATGGTGGTAAAGATCTTGTAGACAAAGCTAATGAGCTAAAAGCTGGAGGTGCTTCTCGAGAAGACATCTGGTCAAAGACAGGATTATGGCAGCTTGGAGATGCAGAAGAATGGCTAACTGAAATACCAGATAATAAAGCTGAGATTGCGGATACAATTAAAGACGCTCCGTTCCCAACTAAAACGGTCACAAAGAAAATTAAACGACAAGTTGGTGGCGCTGGGCTATCTCAGGGTGAGGTTATACAAGCCAAAACTAGAGCTCGCATGGAAGCCATCAATTTGCGTAGACAGGCTGAAAATGGGGAAGTTCCACCGCAGTTTGTAGAAAGCGAAATTGCTAGAATACAAGCCGAGTTAAAAGCTCTTACGGGAAATGCTGAAATACCTGAGTACGAAGATGTTTTGGTTACTAAAGAAGTAAATTTACCTAAACCAAAGTTAACTCGAGGGAACCCAAGCTCAACGTCTAAATTAGATGAAGTTCTATTCCATGATGATTTTTTTGATGCAGTAGGTGCCGCAAATGTAACTGACATGGATGATCTACCTACGGCCGAAGCCGGTAGACGTAAAGACTCATCCGCAAAGGAAGACGCTGCTGGAATAGCTTATCCAGACAGCAAATATAACAGAGCGTACACAAAAAATAGAAATAAATCCATGATTAGCTCGTTTAAAAATGCGGGTAATTGGATCACAGATCCTAGAAATGAGAGAGATAAAATAATTGTAGCGCGGATGGATGCCAAAGAGCTGACAAAAGATCAAGCCAGAGCGCAGATGGTTTTATCTACAATGCTACATGAAACACAGCATTGGTCAGATTCTATTTTTAAATCTGAGTCTGGTAGTGGGTTCAATTGGGAAAGAAGCCCTGTGGCAAGAAAAAAGATGCAGTCACAGTTTTTCTCTATGATGTACAATGCATTTAATGAAAACGATAAAACTAGCGGCCGGCTAAGTAACTTACTCAAATATTCTCCAAAAGACGCTAGGTTTAACTCTAACTCAAATTGGAATCTAGAAAATTTCCCTGATCAATACACTCTTGATGATGCTATTTATGGAGAAGGATCTTACGGATATTGGACTCCTAGCGATCGCGGGCAAGAGAACATAAGTAATATATTAAATAGATATTATTCGTATCGAATGGCCAACACTCAGGTATCTCCTGATATGGTAGAATCCAATAGAGTAGCTTTCATAAAAGATTTAGCCAACAGCGATGAGCTAACCTCTAAAAAATCTGTGGACTTTCCCTACAGCAATAAAGGCACGGATAAAGATTTAGAGTTTAGAGAACAAAAAGCTGAGTTACTTTTGCGAGTTTTAGAAAGTGACGAGGGCATGAATCTTTACAACAAATATTTGCAGATTGCACAAGGTAAAACGGCCAACATAAGAGACCTTTCTGATATGGAAATTTACTATCTTGAGATGGGTGAGGCTAAGTCTCGATTAGTACAAGCTCGCAGAGACATGACCCCAGAAGAGCTAAAAAATATTCCTCCTTGGTTAATGTTAGATCGAGATGAGTGGAAGCTGTGGAACAGACAACAATACGGATTGAAATAATGGAAAGTCTTAAAGAATCTAGAAAAGGCATCACTACAAAGGCAGGATTAGAAATGGCAAGTAATAAATACCAACGCGACAATAAAAAAGCAGATTTAAACAATGATGGCGAACTAAATAGCTACGAAGAGGCTAGGGCTGATGCTATTCAACAGGCGATGGTAGAGGATGATCCTGAGCAGGATGATGTTCAAATGTACCACGGCGGAATGGCGTGTAGCGGAGATGAGGGTCTTATGATGGATCCTATGTCTGGTAACGAGATACCTATCGGATCAAGTGCTGAAAATGTTCGTGATGATATCGACATCAGAATATCTGAGGGTGAGTACGTTCTACCTGCAGATGTAGTTAAATGGCACGGGTTAAAGTCAATCATGGACATGGAAGCTGAGGCTAAGATGGGTCTCATGGGAATGTATGATGATGGCCTAATCCAATATGTAGATAATGATACTATTCCTTGCCCTGAGTGTGATGGCGAAGGCTGTGATCATTGTGATGGAAAAGGATACCACGATGCGGAAGATACCGAACCCAGTGGCGAAGATTCTGAGGACTCCTCGGTACAGGCCGAAGACGATTCCGAACAAGAAGAAGATGGCTTCATCGAAACACCGGAAGGCAATAAAATTGAGCTGGCAGGAGTAGAGACTGAAGAAACAGTATTGGAACCCGAATATCCAGAAGAAGGCGAAGAAGGATATTACCCTTCTAAAAATCGGGAATACGCAGAGATGAAAAAACCAATAATAAAATTCATCGTCTAAAATCAACTGGGCTACCCAAAACATCTCGGAGGAAGTCTTGGCCCCCAATAAGAGTAGTAAAAAATGGCAAAATATCGAGGCGCACATCTTGATCACCTAGATCAGGAAGAAAAAGAATTAAATCAAGAATTATCACAAATGAAACAGGATCAGGTAGATGCTACCCCTGTTGCAGATCCGGAAGAGGATACATATCGAAAGCGGTATGGGGATCTTCGCCGGCATAACACTCAATTGATGCAACAAAAAGATGTTGAAATTGATAAGCTAAAGAACCAGCTGGACTCCGCAGCCAAAGGTCAAATCCGTTTCCCTAAAACAGATGAGGAAATTGATCTATGGGCTAAGAAGTACCCTGATGTAGCTAAGATTGTAGATTCAATTGCTCAGAAACGAGCTAACGAAGCTATGCAAGGCTTACGAGAAGGGGAGAAGCGTCTAGAAGCTCTAGAGACAAAGATCTCTCGAAAAGATGCGGAACATCAGCTTAATCGCCTACATCCAGATTTTAATCAGATTAGGCAGAGTGCATCCTTCCATGAATGGGTAGAGATGCAACCCCAATCAATTCAAGACGCTTTATATAAAAATAATACGGATGCTAGAGCTGCGGCTAGGGCAATCGATTTATATAAAGCAGACACTGGAAAGAAAACGGTTAACAAACGATCTGCAGCACAAGCAGTCGGTAGAACCAATTCCAGCACCCCTACCACTAATGGCACTACCCGTTTTTCAGAAAGCTCAGTCAGTCAAATGAATGATCGAGATTATGCTAAGAACGAAGAAGCTATTATGGAAGCTATGCGTAGCGGCAACTTTGTCTATGACATGTCAGGTGCTGCTCGCTAAGTGTTGCAATTATAGGCACAACTGTGCTATAATAAAGGTAATTAGGGCCGCGTTATCGCCCACCCCTAAAACCCACAATCCCAGAAGAAAATATTAATATGTCCACCAGTACAGGCTGGCCTGTGAACTCTTGTTTGCACAACCCACCCACATCGTACTGCCACGGTTTTTTATCTCTTCATGTCCTGATGAGCTC